TTTGTTGTATTTTTATTTTTTCTGAATTATTAACTACGGTATTTGATGATGTTAATGGCGATAATGGTGCATTTGGTGCTGACGTCTCTTTTGTAAGTGCTTCATTATATTCTTTTTCATTATCACTCTCTTTATTTTCTCTATAAAGTAAATAATTTGACATTGTATCTTCAACTAATTTTATTGCTGTTGTTAAATTATTTACACAATTTCTAGTATCTAATATTGATGTATTTGATAAAAGCGAAGGGTATGATATTGTTGAAAATAATAGTGAAATTTGGTTTGAATCTACTTCATTTGATTTTTTATAATTTAATTTTTCTTCTAAAAACAGCTTTGTATTATCATCATTATCATAATGTCTAAAACCTATTAATAAATTTGTTTTCCCCCCACCAACTAAATTTTTTTTTTTACTATAATTTCTTATATTAACTAGATTATTCTTTTTTAAGGATTTATTTACCATATATTATATAAAAATAATTTAAAATTGATTTTAAAAATATAAATTATATATAAATATAAATATGATTAACGTAAATTATTTGACAAGTGGAAGAGCATTAAATTCAGAGTTTTATATAAAAAAAAATAAAGAAATTGAATCTGAAATACAAAAGAGGTTAGAAAACAAATCAATAGAAAGGAAACTCAAATATTTGAAACTTTCTAACGCCTTAAAAGAACTTATTAAAGAAGTCTGATAATCTTATTTATTTATAATATCATCTTAAATATTATTATTTATTATTATTTAGATATATAATTACAAATTAATAATTAATCTATACCTATAATTTTTTATTTGTATATTTTATAAATGGTAAAGTCAATGTCAAAATCAAAATCAAAAAAACTATCAATGGGACTTAATGATACAATAGGAGAACCAGGTACTAGAGGTGGAAATCATGGTAGATTAGATTTACCAAGAGTAACAAGAGGTGGTGCAAGAATATTCAAATCCAAACCTAAATCTATGGTTAGATCAGGAACTAGAATAACTGGGAAATCTAAATCTATGGTTAGATCAGGAACTAGAATCAGACCAGGTATTACATCTGGTGGAGGTAGAAGTAAAAAATTAAGAAAATCAAGAAAATCTAAATCCAAATCTATGGTAAGATCAGGCACTAGAATCAGACCAGGTATTACTGCTTAATTAAGCATTTTTTTAAATTGTATTTATGTAAATAATATATTTGTATTTATTTAATCATAATATTTAATTATAGTATTAGATTTGTATTATATTTAAAAATAAGTTATTTATAAAAAGTGTTTACTTGGCGATTAACCCTCATAAAAGTAGCACATTTATTAATATCTTTCAAACGACTAGCACCAATATATGTACAAGTACTTCTTACACCACCCAAAATATTATTAAGTGTTCCTTCAACAGGGCCTTTATAGGGTACTTTAACTGTTTTTCCTTCAGATGATCTATAAGAAGCCACACCACCATGATATTTATTCATGGCTGTATCTGAAGACATACCATAAAACAATTTATATTTTTCACCATTTTCTTCAATTATATCTCCAGGACATTCATCATGTCCCGCCAACATACTTCCAACCATAACAAAATCGGCACCACCACCAAAAGCCTTACCGACATCTCCTGGGACACAAATGCCACCATCACTAATAATCATTGCGTTTAATCCATGTGCGGCATCTGAACATTCCATAACAGCTGAAAATTGTGGCATACCAACACCTGTCTGGAGTCGTGTTGTACAAACCGCACCAGAACCAATACCAACCTTGATAATATCAATTCCACCATTAATAATCAATTCTTCAACAATTTCTCGTGTGACTACATTTCCAGCAATCAATGTAATATTTGGGAATTGTCTACGCATTTTTTTACAAAATTCTAAAAGTTTAAACATATAACCATTTGCAACATCAATACAAATAAAATGTGTTTCAATATTGTTTTCTTTTAGTTGAGCTACTTGAGTCTTAATATTTTCAAAATCTTTATCTGTAATACCTGTACTCAAAATAAAATATTTAGAGTCATAACCATCATTACAAATATCAATAATATCCTGTGTATTAATATATTTATGAAAACATGTTAGAAATTTTTGATTTGACAATTCCTTAAACATTTCAACCGAACTAATAGTGTCCATATTACTTGAAATAATAGGAACTCCTGTCCAAGTTCTTCCGCTATGCTTAAATTTAAATTCTCTTTCTACTTGTACTTCACTTCGTGAGCTCAATGTAGACCGCTTTGGCCTAAAAAGAACATCATTAAAATCTAGCTTAATATCGTTTTCAATTTTCATATTAAATAGTAGATAACTATACCTTCAAAACCTTATGTATGTTATATAAAAATATTATAGGAAATAAAGTTAAGATAATTTTAATATAAATATTATATTATTATCTATAAACTTTAACTATTAAATATTATAATGTCTGATAAATATAATATTAATGAATATATTGATTTGTATATTGATTTGTATATTGATGATGCACTTAGTGCCATGAAAAATTTACAAGATAAAAGCATTGATGTAATTATTACTTCTCCACCTTATTATAAACAAAGAGATTACAATTCACCTTTACAATGGGGTAACGAGGATTCTTTAAAACTTTATATGGCAAAAATGGAGCAATGGTGTAAAAGATAGTGGAACATTATTTCTTAACATAGGTGATAAATATAATAAGAAAGGATTAATGCTTATTCCAGAAAGAATTGCTATTATGTTTTGTGATAATAATTGGTGTATAAGAAATAATATTGTTTGGTATAAACCAAACCATATGCCAAGTTCAGCTAAAGATCGTTTATGTAATACATATGAAAAAGTATTTTTTTTTGTTAAAGAAAATAACAAATACTATAGTAATGAATATTATAGTAATATTGATAATATTAGAATAAAAACAGAAAGTAATAATTATTCAGAAATATCAGATAAATCTTCAAATATAAAATGGCCTAATACTATTGAATTAGAAGAATATGAAAATAAATGGAAAGATATTATTGAAAAATATAATGAGGATAAAATCAAAAAATATAATGGGAAATATAAGTCATTAGTAACTTTTGAAAATCTAAGCGAAGAAAATTTAAATTCAAATTCAAATCCTAATCTAAACTCAAACCAAAAAATAAATGTAGGAAGTAGTCCAGGAGCTAGAAGCTACAAAGGTATAAGTTATTCTCTTCAAAGGAAAACTAAGATAAATAAAGATAAATAAAGATGATGGAAAGAATATAAATGAACTAATTATAAAATATTACAAGAAGTCAAAAGTAACATTAGAAGATATTGAGAATGCTTTTGATACTAAAAATACGGCATCACATTGGACACGCAAAGATAATGGTAGATCTCTACCTAAACCAGAACATTGGTATAAATTAAAAACTTTATTGAAAATTAAAGAAACTAAATATGATGAGATAATGACATAAACACACTATGTTATTCAAAATGTAAAAAATAATCCAAAGGGTAAAAACCCAGGTGACATGTGGAGTATAAATAATCAGAAAACATCCGCTAAACATTATGCTACATATCCTCTAGAATTACCATTGAAAATTATTAAAGGATTTTGCCCTCCAAATGGTATAGTATTAGACCCATTTTGTGGTAGTGGAACAACCGGATTAGCATGTAAACAAGAAGAGATAAAATGTATACTTATTGATTGTAATGAAGAATTTATAGAAATAATAAAAAAAAAATGTAAGTAAATTGTTTATATTATTGTTTAATATTATTGCTTAATCTTATTCCTAAATATTATATCTAAATCTTATAACATTGTTTGTTATTTTCGTAAAGGTCTTTTAAAGATTGGCCTACTTGAACTCTTCTTATAGCTTCAGAACAAAGCCATGATACATCAATAATATCTATTTTTTCATTATAAATAACACCCAAACCTTGAGGAACAGTATTAGTTAATATAACTTTTGTAAATTCAGATTTTTTTATATTTTCTAGTGCATTTCCTGACAATAAACCATGTGATGCCATAAAATATACATCCTTGGCACCATGTTCTTTTAAAAGAGCACACGCCTTACAAGCAGTACCACCAGAATCTAAAATATCATCAATCATTATAACATTTTTCCCATTTACATCACCCATAAGTTTCATGGTGTCAATTTCACTATCACTATTTCTATTTTTAAAAATAGTCGCTGCATCACAACCTAGTTTAGATGCTACACGTGTGTTTGTTTTCACACCACCTTCATCTGGACTAACAATTATAAAATCATTTTTATCATATTTAGTCAATAAAACATTTTCTATATAATTTATAAAATATGGTTCAACATAGAGATTATCTAATGGACAATTATTCGAAAAAAAACCTGAAATTTGTCCAGCATGTAAGTCATAAACAATAACTCTATTAACATTTTGTGATTCCAAACAACTTGCTACAACCTTTGATGAGATAGGAGCCCTACTATAATCTTTTCTATCTTGACGTTGATAACCAAAATATGGTATAACAACATTAACTGTTTTGGCACTACCCCTTTTTAAAGCATCTATAATAATCAAAAGTTCCATAATAGCATCATTAATACTTTTTGTTTCGGAACGACATGTTGGTTGTATTACAAAACAATCTTCTTGTCTAATACTTTCTTCAACAATTATTTTAACTTCTCCATCTTTAAATGTATCAATCTTAAGTCTTGCCAATGATTCTCCTAAATGATCACAAACCTTCGAAGCAAAATCAGGATTAATTGAACCACTAAAGATTTTCATTTTTATAGATAACTTTATACTATAATTGCTTAAGTATTAAATTATTTTTTTTTACAAAATAAATTCAAATTTTATAAATAATAAAATAAAAAATAAATTTGATTTTACATTTTGTCTAGTACATAAACATTTAAATTAATTAATTATGACCTTATATTTGACATCAAATAACCATGATAAACTTGCAGCAACTAAAATAGTTTTAGATAAGTTTAAACTAAATGAAATTATTTGTGTTGAATCTGATTCTAAAATAGATAGTGGACAACCTTATGGAATCCTTGAAACTAGACAAGGATGTATTAATAGAACACTTCAATTTGAAAATGATAATCAAAACGATGAACAAAACGCTAATCCAAATCAACCCAAAAATTTTATATCAATTGAAAATGGATTTGTAAAACATAATAATGAATATTGGTATGATATTGCATATATTTATATAAAAATTAATAATAAATATTATTGTGGTTGGTCGCAAAAACGCTGGTTTCCAAAAGAATATTTTAATGACACAGAAAAACTTATTGAATATTTTGAATCAATCCATAAATCTCGTTATTCACAACTTAGTAATGCTATTTATGAAATGTTTGAAGGTGTAAACATTGAGTGATTAAACTTAATAAAATTTAAATAAATTTAATAAAATATAATAAAAAAATTTTTTATATTTAATTGTTTATTTTATTGATATTTGTTTATTTTGTTCTTATTAGTTTCGTTTTATTTTATCTTTAATCTAATTGATTTTTACATAGCTTCCTGAATCTAAAACAATATTTTTTTTATCAAAATTATTTGTAGATTTATATTTATATGATTTAGCACCGGAAAACATATGTGCCATATCTGCAACTCTTTTTGTATTCCACTTATTTAGTGGTTGATTAAAACAATAAGTATCTTCAATCATATTCTTAAAATAAGAGCATTTTTCTATAAATTTTTTTGGAACTTTAAATAGTTTATCACAACACGAAATAGTGAAGATTTTTTGGTTTTCAATAGTATTTTCACTTGGATTAGGATTAATATTTGATGTATTCATAATATCAAGAAATGTTTGTAAATAATTAATAAATTGCGTTTAATATTATATAAATAAAAATTAATAATTCAATTTTATTTATACTTATATAATATAAATGTCATCAACACCAAAATCAACAATAAAAAGATTATCTACTAATTTATCAGAAATGTCACAAACACCAATTACAGTAACACCAAGTAAAGGTAAAAAATCACCAAGAAATAGAAATAGAAATAGAAGATTTCCCATAAGTAATGGTAATTCATTGAGAAAAAGTGTATTAAGGAAAAGTGCTAAAAACCATGGTCAAAAAATAAAAACCTTTCAAAATAGTGATGCTAATACTTATCCAGCCTTAATAAGTATTTTTATGTCACATAAAAATAATAAAGCATTCAGAGAACATAAAAGACAAGAAGAAGAAATGAGAAATAAAGAAAGACAAGAAGCATTAGCATCTGTAAACAATAATGCATATTTAAAATTACCAGGAGGTACAGTAATTCCTGTTGTACCATCTGAAGCAAGAAAAGTAAGAAGAAGAAGAAATGTAGAAAAATATTATCCAGAACCAAAAAAATTGACACTACAAGAATCTAAAATGGGGGGACCAAGAGGACAAAGCAAGGCAGTTAGAAATATTAGAAGTGGTAAAAATATTTGTGCAAAGTGTGGAAAAGCGATTTCAAAAGGTGTTGAAACTGTAACAGTAAATGGAAAAAAACAACATAAAATTTGTCCAGAACAAAAAACATATACAATGGAAGGATTACCAAATAATATAAATAATAATTATTATAGAGGCAAAGTACCAGAAATGGTAAAGATGTCTCATAAACAAGCTAATGCTAAATTATATGGTCCTGGAGTAACACCACCAAAATATACAAAATTTAAGGAACAACCTAAACCTAAACCTAAATCACAAAAAACAAAAGGAACTGGTAGGTTTACAGTTACTGTACCAAACTAAATAATTCGATTATACTTATGTTTAATTACTTATGTTTAATTACTTATGTTTAATTACTTATGTTTAATTACTTATGTTTAATTATTTATGTTTAATTACTTATGTTTAATTACTTATGTTTAATTACTTATGTTTAATTACTTATGTTTATAATTAATAATAAAATTGAATAAAGTTTTATATATGTAACAAAGTACTTTAATATCAAATCAAATTTACAAATATGCCAAATCTAATTATTGCTATAATTTGGGAAGGTATGAAAAAGAAAGGATATTGTCATACTATTAATGAGGCAGATGATTTGTGTAAAAAAAATCCAAATTATACTTGGAGTCCTGCTGAAAATAATGAAGAAAACAAAAAAAATTTAGATTTTATGACAATTTATGACTAATTCAGTAATATATTAATAATAAGGATAAACATAATTTTCTAGTTTTATAAATTAGTTTTAATGATTTAATGTTTTAATGTTTTAATGTTTTAAAGTTTTAATGTTTTAATGTTTTAAAGTTTTAATGTTTTATATTTTTTTTATTTTTTTATATTAATGAATAACATATTATATGTATATTTAGCAATAATTGTTTTATGTTGGACAGCAAATCCTTTTATAAAAAAACTTATTCTTAAAGATAATAAAATGAATACAGACGAATATTTTATTATAAATCATATATTTGTAAGTTTAATACTAATGGTATACTTTTATTCATTATTTAAAAAGAAAAAATGTTCATTTTTATGCCTAAATAAATTAAATAAATTAGATTACTTGTATATTTTTATGGGGGCTTTAACAAGTATATTAGGTGCACGTTTAATGATATCTATTATAAAGACAGAAGAAATAACATATTTGATAGCTCATATTCAACCAATGATTATAGCATTAACTTTTTTAATTGGATACATGTTTTTTAGTGAACATGTTACACCAATGAAAGTTATTGGTATTTCCTTGATAATATTAGGACTTATTTTTGTTAATAGAAAATAATTAGTAAATAAAAAACAAATATTATTAGACAAAAATAAAACAAAAAAAAAATTTAATTAATTTAAATACAAATACAAATACTAAATTTAAATAAATAAAGTTAAAGTTAATATTGAATAAGCCAGGGCATTTCTTGAGCACATTGAGGTGAAATTTCCACAAAACCAATTAAAATATAATAAGAAGCAGTAGATTTGTGTACATCACTATCAGATGTAAATAACATTTTTTCTAGTTCATCTAAAATAATATCTCTTATTTTTTGTTCATCATTCATATAGTATACATCGTTAACTCTTATTGGAAACATTTTTTTATTTTTAACAATATCCTTTTTTTGATTAGATGATAATTCTGCTCTATAATTCCAAATATCTTCTAATACCTTATAATATGCTTTTAGTTGTATTAAAGATAAATCATAAAACCAATTTTGATTTGTTCCTCCAGCCATTGTATTAAGTAAATCAATAGTTTGGAAAATCTTTAAAACACGGTTTTTATATATTTGTTCTGGTGTTAATATATCTTCTTCAAATGGTTCAATAACAATATTATTTTTTTTTATATATTCCAATCTTTTATTATAAATATTTACAACATTTTTAGGAATAGCTTGTCTATTATATGGATTTTCAGAATTTGTTGAAAGTAGTTTTGCAAATGATCTAATATCAAAACTATAAATGAAATCCTTATTATCTCTATACGAAAACAAATATTCTTTAGGAATTTCTATTATAGGTGTTAATGTAAAGAAATCACAATAATTAGTACTTTCTTCTTGTAAACCAGGTCCATAAATGTCATTTTTTTTTAAATATTCTCTGAATTTGCGTTGGATCATTATAATTGATTTACTATATTTTTGGTATTTTAAGATATTGTCGTAAAAACCAAATAGTATATCTTCTAACTCTTTCTTTTTTTTTTGTTGATGTTTTTTAGGTAAAATACCGATTTTATCTAATGAGTATTTTATATCAGCAACATAATAGAATTGTTTTGGAACTCTATTTGTTTTATTATCATAGTAGTTATCGAATGAAATAAATTTAGAATTCATTTTATATTAAACAACATAAAAATATTTTATATCAATTTTTTTTTCAAATTATTATTTTTTTGTAGACAACTAAAATAAATAAAATAAATAAATAAAATATTGATATTACTAAAATAAATATTTAATACTTTATTGATTTTATTTAGGTAAATTTAATTATTAAATTTAGTTATAATATTTCTATTTTTAAATTAATTAATTTTTTTCTACAATAATTCAAATATTAATTAAAATTATATTTTAAAAATAAAATTGATTTTTTATTTTGTATATATGAAAGCAAACATAACAACAAACAAATAGCAACAATTATGAGTCTTATTAAGGGAAAGAACATCGACACTTCCAAGGTTTCATTCTCTCAGCCTCGTGTGCTGGATAATGGTGCCAAGCTAGTGTATCTTAATTATGGTGGTGGTCGTCTGTCAATTCAGACACCTTGGATGCCTATGCCATGGAAGATGGGTGTGTATACAGAAGGTGATTACCCAAAATATAGTGTAGATTTGACCTTCCGGGGAATGGATGAGAACCCAGATCTTCAGGGTTTTCATGATAAGCTCCAGGAGTTGGAAGAAAAGATTATTGATGGTGGATTTGAGAATTCAGTGTCTTGGTTTAAGAAGAAGCCTTCAAGCCGAGATGTTGTAGAAGCATTGTTCAGTCGTATTGTAAAAGTTTCAACAGATAAGGATACAGGTGAGCCAGATGGAAAGTGGCCTCCTTCAATGAAGCTTAAGGTTCCTCGCCGTGATGGTATTTGGGAAACAAAGGTTTCAGATAAGTCTGGAAAGGTTTATGATATTAACAATAGTGACAGTGGTGATAATCTCGAAGAACTACTTGTAAAGAATACAAAGATGCGTGCAATTATTCAGTGTGTTGGATTGTGGGTAGCCTCAGGTAGTTATATGTGTCAATGGAAGCTTACAAAGGCTGAAATTGAAGTTCCAGAATCATCTGGTCAGCATGAGTTCCTTGCTGATTCTGATTATGAAGATGGTGAAGAAGCACCAGATAACTTCATTGAAGATAGTAATGATGAAGATGGAGATGGTGATGCTGGTGATGGTGATGGAGATGGTGATGATGCTGAAGAAGAGCCTGCAAAGAGTCCAACACCAGAATCAGAACCAGCACCTGCTCCAAAGAAGAAGGTAGTAAGACGCAAGGTTACAAAGAAAGCAGCATAGATATCAAAAATGTATTAGATAGTAAATAAAAACATAAAATCAATAAAAACAATTTAATACTAAAAAATAATAAAAATTTTTTATTTTTATTTATAAATTTGTATAATTTGTATACTAAATTTGTATACTAAATTTGTATACTAAATTTGTATAATACTAAATTTGTATAATACTAAATTTATATAGTACTATAATTTGATAATTTATATATTTATATATTTTATATAACATAATGGCTAGTATGTGTCCATTTAAAAAGTTTAAGGATGTTTTAGGAGTTCCAGGTACTGGTGCTCATAGTATAAGATTTTTAGATACAGCAATAGTTGATTATATATTAACAATTATTGTATCTATAGTAACAACATATTTTACTTCAATACCCTTAGTATTAACAACATTATTTTGGTTAATATTAGGAATAATACTACATATACTATTTGGTGTGCAAACAAATACAGTAAAACTTTTAAATATAAAGTGCTAAATTTTATATTTATATTACTTAAGAGTCTTTTAATATTTTTATATATAATGATCTTTCGTTTATCTATTAATAGAGTGTCACAAGTAAGGTATTATTCAAGGGTAATTAAATATAATAAAAATAAGAATACATTTAATAATAAGTTAAATAATATAAAAAATACATCAAAAAAAAAAACTAATACAAATAGTAACACAATGTATAATCATAATTATGTAAATAAATCTGATATTAAATATGAAAATAAAAATACTAGAAAGTATAAGTCATATGAGTCATATGATTCATATAAAAATATGTATTCTGGATTACCGATATATAATGCACTTGATTTTGATTTTGATTTTGATTTTGGTTGTTTTGATTTTGGTTGTTTTCATGATGTTTAAAATAATATAAAATTGAAATATTATGTATAATTTATTTAAGATTATATTGTTATAATAATACAATGGATATTTCAAACACCAAATCCGGTCGTATCGATATCATTATTGGTAGTATGTTTTCTGGTAAAAGTACAGAACTTATACGCCGTATAAATAGGTATAAGGTACTTGGTAAAAAGATTCTAGTATTAAATCATAAACTAGATAAAAGATATAGTGAAAATAGTATTTCCACACATAGTAATATGATGTTAGAATGTATTTCACTAACAAATTTGAATGATATAAATGAAAATATGGAATATAAAAAGGAGTATGATGCTTGTGAAGTATTAGTTATTGAAGAAGCCCAGTTTTTTAAGGATTTGTATGATGTTGTCGTAAATGCTGCAGATAATGATAATAAAATTGTAATTGTTGCTGGTCTAGATGGTGATTCTAATAGAGAAGAATTTGGAGATATTTTGAAGCTTATTCCAAAATGTGATTCTGTGAAAAAACTTCATGCATTGTGTGTAAAATGTAAAGATGGAACATCGGCATCATTTACAAAACGGCTTGTAAAAAATGATAGTCAAATCTATATTGGTGTTTCTGAATTTATTGCTGTTTGTAGATATCACTATCTTAATGATTGTTAGATGTATAATAATAACAATTTACTCTAAATAACTTTAGTCAAGTCTAAATATATTTTTTATACTATTTTTCTATATTTAGTCTATTTTAAATTTAAGAACAAAATAATCTTTTTTTTTTAAATTGGAATTCTTAATAGTAAAAATCAAATTATTTAAAGAAAGTTTTTTTATAAATTTATAAAATTAAAAAAATGTCGGAACCAATCGTCATTAAAGAGAAAAAAAAGAGAGGAAGAAAGCCAAAGAATTTAGAAACAAAGCAAGAAGAATCAACAAAACAAGACCAACAACCTGTTATAGAAAAAAAGAAAAGAGGTCGTAAACCAAACCCCAAGAGTGAAACTAATGAAGTTAAAATTCCCAAAAAAAGAGGAAGAAAGCCATTAGATTCAAACAAAAATATTGAAGTAAATAAAACGGTAAATTTAACAGAAGAAAATGTTATTTTACATTTACCAATTAAAACAGAAGAAATTAAATATATTAATGCAGAATCTTTAATGATCAAGTATAATCCACAAATTACAATACCTTCACCATTTTCTGAAGATATTAATTTTCAAGAAGTTAATTTCACAAAGGAAACTACTTCGCAAATAGAAATTCAAAATAGTATTATTGAAAATAATAATATTATTGAAAATAATAATATTATTGAAAATATTGACAATGAAAATAATACTATTCAAACTAATAATATTGAGAATAATAACTTAGATAATCAAAATGGATTAAATTTAAATAATCAAAATGGATTAAATTTAAATAATCAAAATGGATTAAATAATAATAATATATCAAAAATGGAGAATGTTTTAAAAACTCAAATAAAACAAAATGTTGATGTTATAGAAAAATTTGAAAATATAACAAGCAAATATAATAATGTTTCTTTATATGAGAAGAACAAGGTATTGCCAATACTATTAGAATATTCTGAAACAAATAAAACAAAGGAATGGCCTAATAGTGTTAGTGCTTGTTGTTTTTGGTGTTGTGAGACATTTGATAGTGTACCAGTTGGTGTTCCTATAAAAAAACTGAACGATACATTTTACATGTATGGTAATTTTTGTAGTCCAGAATGTTCGGCAGCATATATTTTTGATAATAAAAAATATATGAATGATTGTTGGGAAAAGTATAGTATGTTAAATATGATTTATGGAGGAACTGAACCAATTAAAGTAGCTCCATCAAAAATATGTTTAAAGAAATTTGGTGGAAGACTTACAATTACAGAGTTTCGTAATATTTGCACAAAATTAAATAAATCATATAAGGTATTATTGCCTCCTATGATATCTGTTTTACCCATGATTGAGGAAATTAACTTGAATGATGATAGTAATAATATTGATATGTTTTTGTTAAATAAAGAACAAATCAATAAAGCCAATGAAGAATATAGACTTCGTAGAAACAAACCATTACCAGATTCTAAAAATACATTAGAGTCTTGTATGAATTTAAAGTTATTATAGTTTATTTTTTTTTAATAAAATCTATATATAATTTAATGACTATCAATCAGTTATTTAAAAAAAAACCAAGTAAAGATGTCATTGAAGAAATTTTAAAATTATATGGTATTGAAAATTTGGAAGATAGTAAACAATTTACAAGAAAAGATTTAGAAAATCTTGATTTATGCAACAATCTAAATGAAATATCAGAAAAATTTAATGAATATTATTTACCATGTAAGTTTAAAATTTATCTTGATGATATAACAATAAAAAAAAGTATAACATTATTGCGTCAATTATTAAAATTATATGACTATAATGTTAAATCAAATGAAAAATATATAAAAGGAGAGAAAATAATAGTATATCAAATTCTTCCTAAAAATTCTCAAAAAAAACAAATAAATAATAACAACAAATGTGTTATTTCATTTGATTAATATAAATATTTTAGTATTACAAACTACTATTATATATTCATATCAATCACATTCTGGTAGACCTATTGTCATAAACTGAATTTCTTATTTTTTTATTTTTTATTTTTAAATTTTTATTTAAATTATTATTTAAATTCGTTTATTTATCTTGAATACAACTATTTATATTGTATAATACATTTATTAAATTAATTAACTAATACTATATAATCATTTTATATATAATAACCTATAACTGCTATAGTAATGTCTAGGACAAAAACTTCCTTAGACATATTTATATAATATTTAATTATACAGATTTATCCGCATATTATATACTATTTATAATATGGAGGATTTAAATAAAGATAAAAATATAGAATTAATACAGTTTTTAAATCAAGAAAAACTAAATAAAAAAATAAATATCAAAAAAATTTATACTTTCTATAATAAATGTTTAATTAAATCTATTATAGAATTAAAAAATAAATTTAATAATATTGAAAATAAAAATATATGTATTGAAAACGGTATTAATATGATTTATTACATATTTTTTATTCTCATCTTTTACACTAACAATATTAGATTAACAATTTTCTTACTTGAAAGATCAATATTATTTTATACAGAATTTATTATTATGTCACAAGATAAAAAATTAATAGACCAAATATGTTTTGTTCCAAATATTAATGATGCCCTATTTTTTACATATAAAAAAACAGTTGGACCACTTGAATTATGTAATATGAAAGTAAAATCAGAACAAATATTTGTTAGAGAAATAAGTAAAACAATTAATTTAGTATACAAAGATGCTATTATTAATGAATTTGATAATATTAATAATCTAAATACTATTCAAAAAGAATTATCACTAGATTTATTTATCTTATTTTCAAAGATTTCTAAAGAAGACATGTCAAAGATTCACTATTTATTTAATGAATTATTAAATAGAGATTTTTGTGTTAAAAAGAAAATGTTTACTTTAAAATTATTTTTATTTTTATGTATTAATCGCGAAAATATTAAATCAAGTTACGAAAACATAATGAACAAAATAGTTTCTCAAGTCAAACACATTAATAATTTTCAAATACAAAATATAAAAGAATATAAAATATATAAAATATTATTAAATAATAATGAATTGTGATTTTCTAATTGTTGGAGCAGGTATAAGTGGAATGAATATAGCCTTAAAAATCAAGAAAAATTTTAAGGACAAATCAGTATTAGTAATTGATTCTTCAAATATATTTGGGGGAAGAATCCAAACAATTTATGAAAATAATTATGAATTTGAATCGGGGGCAGCACGTTTCCACGATAATCATGTCAATTTTATTGATATTTTGAAAAGATATCGTTTAACAGAATTTAAACAACCTATCCCAGGTTCATGGGATGTAAAATATTTAGGAAGAAAATATAGTTCCAAATTTAAAACAGTTGATAATTTAATAAATGCAGTTTTAAAAAAATATAAAAAGATTAACAAGAAAACCAAGAAACATTTAATTACAAAAAATTTTTATGAAATAGTAGAAGAAAATTTTGGGGAAAAAGAAGCCGACTTTTTAGGATATAGCCATCCATATTATAGTGAAATTTTTATTATGAATGCTTATGATGCAATTAATTCTTTTAAACAAGATTTAAATGAAGATAAACAATTCTTTATTTTAAAAGGTGGATTATCCCAAGTCACTAATAGTTTATTTATTGATAGTAAATTTAGTAAAATAAAATTCAAATTTAATACTGTTTTAAAAGAAAGTAAATTTAACGAAGAAACAAAGAAATTTACAAGCTATTTTACCGACATTGACGATAATGAAGTTGTTGTAGAATCCTCTAATCTTATTTATGCGATTGATGGAAAGGGATTCCAAAAATTAAATTTGGATAACTTTGATAAATATATGACAAATAAAGAGTTTAAGTTCAAAGATTTACAAGAATCTATCGATGTACAACCATTATTGAGAAGTTATGCTAAATATAAAAGGGGTAAAGATACACTATGGGCAGATAAAATAAATAAAACTGTAACAAATGACAAAATTAAATTTGTAGTACCTATGGGAAATGGTGTTGTTATGGTGTCTTATACTGATGGTAGATTTGCTAAATATTGGTATAATAAAATGACTACATATACACAAAAAGATTTAGTAAAGAAAACATTAAAAAAACTATTCCCAGAAGAGAAAATTAGTGATAATCCTCTTTTTTTTAAAAATTATTATTGGCCACAAGGTGCAGCTTATTGGAAAAAAAATGTTGATAGCGAAGTTATGGTTGAAATATTCAAAAAACCAACAAGTTTAAATTTTTATATTTGTGGAGATTCTTATAGTCATCGACAAGCATGGATGGAAGGTGCATTAGAATCATCTAATAGTGTTTATGAAGAGATAGTACTTAATAGTTTAGAATAATTAATAAATTATTTTTTTATTTATTTTTATAGTATTAATAAATTAAAAATTTATTTTTATAGTATTAATAAATTAAAAATTTATTTTTATAGTATTAATAAATTAAAAATTTATTTTTATATATTATTATGGTTAAGTTATCTAGTAAACAATTAAAAAATATTGATAAAGTATTAAATATTGTAATTATTGTTTTATGTGTATTAGTAGCATTAGTATTTATTTATTCTATTGCTTATTTGAATAGAAATTGTGACGATAAAAATAAAAATAACAAAAATAATAGTAATCAAAAATCAAATAAAGATTCCCAAAAATCAAATAATGTATTTGAAAAATTCTTTTATTTTATTAATCAAAAGAAATTTAGATCAAATATTCAAAATAGGAGTCCATCATATTGGTGCTAATTAAAAGAAATGTGGTTTATTACTTTTTCCAACTAATCTACCAACATGTTCTCCTGGTTCACCATCTTCTAATCTCTCATAAATATCTTTTTGTTCATCATCTGTAATTAAAAATAGAAATCTACCTTTTCCATTCTTTGGTTTTAACCTCTTTTCATAGAATTCTACTTCTTCAACTTCTTCAACTTCTTCAACTTCTTCGCTTGCGTCTTCTTCAACTTCTTCAACTTCTTCGCTTGCGTCTTCTTCAACTTCTTCAACATCTTCTTCTTCAACTTCTTCAACTTCAACTTCTTCGTCTTCTTCAACATCTTCTTCTTCAACTTCTTCAACTTCAACTTCTTCAACTTCTTCAACTTCTTCAACTTCTTCAACTTCTTCAACTTCTTCGCTTGCGTCTTCTTCAACTTCTTCAACATCTTCTTCTTCAACTTCTTCAACTTCAACTTCTTCGTCTTCTTCAACTTCAACTTCTTCGTCTTCTTCAACTTCTTCAACATCTACTTCTTCGCTTGCATCTTCATGAGTGACTGCGTCTTCATGAGTGACTGCGTCTTCATGAGTGACTGCGTCTTCATGAGTGACTGCATCTTCATGAGTGACTGCGTCTTCATGAGTGACTGCGTCTTCTGCATCGCTTGCTTCTTCATGAGAGACTGCGTCTTCATGAGTGACTGCGTCTTCAGACTCTCTTTGTAAAATAACAGCATCATATTTTTGGTTAAGAGCATTATATTTCTTTTCAAAAGTAGAAAGTCTATTATTTAAAATTCTTATTTCATTATCTTTTTCACTAATTTGTTTAGCCAAATTTTTATGAATCGATACATTTTCATAGTTCTTACATTCATGTGTTAAATCTTCAACTTGTGTTGTTAAAGATTTTATTTGCTCTAAGTTTGATTGTACTTTTTCTTCTAAAGTGCGTATAACATCGTTTTTTTCTATAATAAGTTCTTGAACAGCATTATTATGTTTTTCATGTTCAGCCAAAAGTTCTGATTTTAAATTTTGTAGTAATGTTTCTACCAATGTTTCCATGATAACTATATATGAAATAATAAAATTTAAACTTTAAATAGGAATTATGAATACTTGTTTTTTTTAAGTAATAAGAAAAAAAATTGAATAAAAAAAAAATATAATTATTTTATATAATACTTTAAAGAAAACATGGAACAAATCGGTGCTCTTATTACTTTTGATGGTGTCGCAAAGACACGAACAGAATTTATCGTTTACAAAGTAGATGAAAAAACAACAAAACATGTAAAATTAGATAAATAACTTTATTCATCATCATCTTCGTCATTATCTGAATTAATATCTTCTTCTTCTCTATTAGATCCTTCTTTAATAATTACTGTACCATTTTTTATTTCATCGCATCTATAATTATCAAAACCTAAATCACATGTTTCTTTTTCTATTACTCCTCTATGCGCTTCAAGATAATATTTACTAATAATCATGTAGAATAAAATACCTCTTATAGCACCAAATATTAAATTAAATAATACATCTTTCATTTTCTTACATCCAATAGATATTCTTGACCAAACTGTAACAAATAACATAAACAATAAGAATGTAAATGGTACAGCATCTATTCCACCTTTATAAAACATATCAGTGAAAAAGAATGATGAAACAAAAGACATTATTTCAGTATGTGGATTAGGCAAAAATCCTGGTTCGGATTTATCATCAATCTTTGAAAATATTGCACAAGCACCATTAGGTCTAAATTTAGTATATTTTTTATATAAATAACCAACTAAATCATTTATTACTAATCCAATAAATAGATAGGCTGATCTTAAATCTTTGTATAATGCACTTGATAAATAAACAAAGAAATAAAGTCCTAAAGGTAAAAATCTAACAAAAGTATGGACAATACCCATTAGAAAACTTAATACATTTACAACACTTTTTTTATCGTTACTTTTATCATTACTGGTATTATTACTATTATTATTTGAATTGTTATTACTCATTAATATAAGTAAATATTTATTTTTCTAATCATATGAAAAATTTAGTAAATTTAAAATAATTAAAAATTTTATTGTTATATATTATATCAAATGAGTTTTGATAATCGAAAATCTTTTTCATTTAAAAGAAAACAACAAATAAAATCATATAAGATAATAAATGATTTTGATAATATTAATGAAAAACAATGTATTAAATTAGATAAGGAAAATGAAGCTATTTATAATAGATTATTAAGTAAAGCAAAACAAGCTCAATATACTATTCAAAATAGTGGATTATCTATGAATTTAGAAGTACCTATGCCCCAAAGACCAAGTAATCGTGATAGATTTATTTTATGGAAAAAGAGAAATGTAGAAAAACCAGTAATTAAACAATCAGAAGCTGTTATTTTTCTTTATGAAAATGGATTTAAATTAAATGAACATTATGAAGCTTACCAAGCAATTGACTTATATAATGAAGTTATAAAGAAAAAAGGTCTAAAAAATCATTATGTAGACAATACTAAAAACTTTGATAATTTATATACAAAAAAAGATAAAAATATTTTTAGGAGAAAATCAATGTATGGTTTAGAAAAATTAGATTCAAATAGAAGTAATAGACAAATGAATAAACATGTTAATAATAAACAAATTAATAAGCCAAATAAACCAACAAACTATGATAATATTGAAAGTTTTATTGAACAAAATATGTTAAATAGTAGTTTGAATAGTAGTTTAAACAATAGTTTGGATTTAAGTAATATGAATTTAGATTTTGAATTGTTTAATAATAATAATAATAATAATGCCAATAACGCCAATAATTTAGATAATAAACATAATCAATCATGCATTCCATCAGCACCACCTCCTACACCTTCTGCACCACCAGGATTATTTTTAACAAGAAAACAATTTATTCACATTGATGAAATAAATAATGATATATCAGATCCTAAAAAGCCAAATACTAATCAACAAAGCAATATAAAAGATGGAGGTTCCTTATATCCAAGTTTATAATTTTTTTGAAATAGTAAAATATTATAATTAAAATATAAAACATATAAAACTAGTTTTATATTAAATTTATGGATTTATTTGATTTAGAAGGTAACAAAAAAACTAATATATATATCAATAAAGAAATATTTAACTATTATCAAAAAAAAATTTCTTTTATTGAAAAACCCCAATTTTATAGTGATAATGATTTAATACAAATATTGAAATTAAACTATGTAAATTATGGTTTAGTATGTAGTTCACTAATTACAAATAATAATGATTTGGTAATAAGTAATAAAACATATTTTTCAAAAAGAGAAAAGAGATTATTATTTTTAAATTATGATAATGAAATTATAGTTCCTAGTAAATTTATTGAAATCATAAATAATTATATAAACAAAATAACAAAAATACTTGAATTATTGGAAGAGAAATATAGAGAGATTTATGAATATGACTATAAGATTTTATTAATATTAAACCAACTTAGATATAATGATTATTTTAAATATTTAGCAAATTTACTTGATTTAAATAATATAAGACATATGATTAATAGATTATTCTTTGAATATCAACAAGACTTATCATTTTATTTAGATAATCTAAACCGAATAAAATATGATTTGTTTATAACTGAAGATGATATAAAAACATTATTAGATAATTTCTATTATTTAAAAGATAGATTAGATACAATATTGACTGAAAAATTGTTATTATTAAGTAATAATAATTCAGATAAAACAGTTATTAAAGATAGTAATGGAAATATAAATTATGACAATTTTATAAAAATAATTGAAAAAAATATAGAAAAAATATGAGTATATTATAATGAATTTAATATTAAGTATATTAGTATTAGTCGTTTTGTTAGTATATGTATATTACATTTTAGAAAGATTTACAACAACATCAGCAAGTGAAGAAGAAGCAAGCGAAGAAGAAGAAGCAAGTGAAGAAGAAGAAGCATCTATTACTCCTAGTGTAAAATATTTTGAATTAAATAATCAAGCAAAAAACCTTGTTAATAGTTACAAGTATGAAACTCAATTAAGTGATATAGCAAAAGAGCAACAAGAAATGAGAAATAATGTTAGAAAAATTGTTGATCATGCTGAAAATGTATTAGATTTCACTGAATTGAATAAAGAGTATTTAGAAAAAGTGTATTTACAACATAGTGAATCAGAATAATTTTCTAAAGTATTTATAATGATAATTATTTATTTAATTGTAGTAGTATTTATTTTACTATTCCTTATTTTGAATAATAAAGAGTATTTTATTTCTCAATGTTCCTATGTACCTTGGGGACCAACTTATGACTTTTGCGTATCAAATTGTTACAGCAAAAGCAGAATAGGATTATGGGATTTAACAGGTAATTTTTGTAGTGAAGACATTTGTCGCGAAAAATGTTTAAAATGTGATCATGAAAGATGCGAATGGTTATCTATTTGGGATAAAAAACAAGCAAAGAATGAGAAAGATGATATTGTAAATAATGAAACAAATGCATTAGTACCAAAGGCACTTGTAATTAATGGTATATCATATTTGAATAAATTTACTTTATCTTGGAATAATAATAGTGATGCTGATAAATATATGATTCATATTTTAGATTTAAGTAATACTTCAAATAAAGTAGATGTTATTTCTGTAAATGGAAGCGAAACATCAAAAGAAATCGAAGAATTAGAAGAAAATAAGGAATATTCTATAACTGGATATGCTTTAAATAAGTATGGAATGAGTAAACCGTCAAATACTATTGTTGTAAAACTTAATTAAAAATAATTTTATATATTATTATAAATTTATAAATTAATGACATTAGTTGAATATCCATTAATTAAAATTCCGAATCAACCTCCTGAAAAGTATTATGGTAATAAAGAATATAAAATTTTCATCGATACTTCTAACAAAAAAACAAAAAGTGATTTGGAAAAAAGAGCAACACAAATGTTGTTCAGAATTCATGAAGGTAGGGGAAGAGCTAAATATATAATTGGTGTAAGAGATAATGGAGAAGCTATAGGAATAAATGAAATAAAACTATATTCTAGTTTAGAGAATTTAAAGAAAATAATTAATATTATCAATGCTAAACTAACAAAAATAAGGTTTTATACAGGTAGTAAAGGATTTATTTTTGTAGCACATGTACAAAGAGTACTAGAAAACTTTGATTTAAATTGTTTTGACATGTAAATTTAAAGTACATCTAAAGTAAATCTAAAGTAAATCTAAAGTAAATTTAAAGTAAATTTAAAGTAAATTTAAAGTAAATCTTTATTATTAAATAAATATGGTTTCTTCTTTGATGCCATATTATATGATTTTTGTTTAACATATTTCTTTTTAGAAGCATTATATTTAAGATATTTTTTAAGTTCTCTTTCTGCTGGAACAAAAGGTAATTTAACAGAGGAATCTGGTGATGGATATTGTTTTGTTATATATCCACTTACTGGTTCATCTATGAGATATTTTGTTGTTTTCATTAATTTTACCTTTTCACCAAATCTTAAAAATAATTGTTGTTTTAATTTATTTAATAAATCACCTTCACATTGGAGCTCAAATCTTCTAAATTTACCCTTATCTTGTAAAGGATATTTCTTTCTAATATCTTTTTCTATTTTTATCAAATTATCCAATAAACATGGATAATTTAATGGGTATTTATCAGTTTTTTTTACTACTTCAAATAAAGCTAAATTTCTGAAGAAATGATATTTCATTCTATCAACAGTAACAAATCTCTTATTATTATACCTAATATATGGCAAACATTCAGTATTAACAGTAAATGTTGCTAATTTACCATATAGTCCATTATCTTTCCTTCCAAATAATACAAAATCTTTTACATCAACTTCTTTCCAATAAATTATGTTTTCTTGGATTTTAAATTTATAATTTTTAAATTTTCTATGTAATTCATTTAACATTGAATCAAAATCACTAATATAATCGTATTGTGTATACACTTCATGATTATATATTTGAATAGGTGACAATTTAGTTCCTTTTATAAAGAAATTATAAGCATAACCTCCATGATGTATAAAATTATTATTATTTAAATATTTTTCTAAGTGATTTAAAACTTCTTTGTGAGTTTCTAAATGCTTATTTTGAGATATATTAGTTTTTTTATCAATAGCATATAAATCACATTTATTGGCTACATATGGGTAGCTATCGGTGAATAATTCTAATCTTGACCCAATCTTATCTAATCTTGCTGGATTAGATAATGGTTCTGTTAATTCTCTATACATACTAATTTTAAGCCAATCTGGGGCACAAACAAACATTTTTTTAGGATATAAACTTTTATCTGTTTTGTAATCAAATACCTTAGTATATTCTTTTTCACTTTTTTCTAAAATATTATAACATGGAATATTGTTAAATATACTAATACATTTTTTATCCTTACTTAAACCACATTTGTTACATTCTTTTTGTTTAAGTTGCATACTTGTACAACCTATTTGTGTAAGATCTAATATATAAATCATATCTACTGATACTTTATAAGTTTGGTGTTTCTCATTGTTCAATATACTTGAACGCACATCTACAAAATAGAAACCCATTTTATATAATCTATCACATAATTCTTTGGCGTGATCCCATGCATTTGGCGAAAATACATCATAATCAGGAAATTCAAACTTATCATAAATTGGCTTGTTTTTCTTTTTTAAATGTTCGTGTAAAGCCAATCCTCCATAGATTTTTAAACCTTTTTCTTTTATAAATTGTTTAGTAACTTCAAATGGATTTGGTAAATTATCATCATTCCATGTATCTAAGAAGGTTTTTACATCTTGTTTTTCTTTAAATAAATCGAACTTATCGGCCCTATTTTGTAAATGTTTTTTAAATTTTTTTGATGGTATTTTTTTATTTGGCATTTATATTATTATAAAATAAATAAAAAATATAATTTTAAAAAAATTCTTTATTTATTTTAATGATAAAGTATTTATTGATAGCATTATTAGTTGTTGTTAACATATATTTAATTGTTAGAATTAATCAAAATAAAGAAAATTACCAAGTTTCATCGGAAAATACATGTACACCAGAAGATGCTGATATATCTGGTAATACTGTTATTCAATGCGTTACAAGATGTAAAAATAATAGCAATGAAGCATGTAGCTTAGATAATGATGGAAACCAAATTGATATATTACCACCATCACAACAATTTTTAAATAAATATCCAAATATTCATCTTAATGCACCTGGTCCAAGTGATCAAAGCAATATTGAATTACAAGGACAAAGTGAATGTTTAAAGAGATGTTTGAGTTGTGGATGGAAAAATGAAGGTAAAAATTGTAAATGTAGTTGGTCAAATGATTGTTTACAAGATACCGCCAGTAGCTATGAGGATTTTAAGGAAATGTGGAATAGTAAAGATTTTAGAATAGGAGCTATACCTGAAGATAAGAAAATAACAATTACTTGGGACGAAAGATTATTAGAATCTGATATTGATAGTTATATCATTTATATTTTCCAAAAAAATAATATTGGAGAAGTATTAACAAAGAAAATAACACATGGTGATGTTATTAAAAATCAAAATAATAATATTTACATTGTTGATGGATTATTAAATAATGTTCAATATGGTATTCAAGTTAACAAAGTTTCTAAATCATTTCCAGGTAAAACCAAACTTGTTAAGACATCAAATACAATCTATGGTGTTCCTTCTGAAATCAATTTATTAAATTTTAGTAATATTAGCAATACACAAAAGGAATGCGATTCACTCGCAGAAAACTTATTAGATAACTTTGTAGGAAGAGAATTTGAAATAAATTTAGGTTAATTTATTTTGTATTTATATATTAATATGGATTTTTGTAATGACTATTTTAAAATTTTAATACTTATACTATTAATTAGTGTAGCAATTTATTTATCTAAAAAAATTAGAGAGAACTTCATTACTATAGGACAATGTAATGTTAGTGAAGAAAAATGTGATAAAGTCCCTAATGCTGTTAGAGTAATGATTAACACAAATAATTCAAAAAATAAAATAAAATTAACTTGGAAAAAACAAGAAAAAGTACTAAGATATTTTATTTTGATGTATAAGAATAATATGGGACCATATATTATTTACCCTAAAATAGATATTGAAGATGAAGAATATATTTATGAAATGTTAAATCCAGAAACAAATGTTAGATATAAATTTGCTGTTGTTGGTGAAAACAATTTTGGTCTTGGTAATGTTGATAAATTCACCGAAGCTATTTTAACATTAGAAGGATTAGAATTAAAATATGTTCAAGGTGTAAATTCTAAGGTAATTTGTAATGCAGATGGTAGTTTTAAAATAAGTGATAAATGTATTCAAAATGAAGAAGTAAGCGCTAAAATTGTAGATCATAATATTGAAAATGATTTCAACCATTATTTACATCAAGAATTAATGTCCAAATTAAATTCAAAAAAAATATTAAAGTTTAATTTTTAACTTTTTTAAGTTTTAAGCAAAACAGAAATAAATATACTTTTTTCTAGTTTTATATTATAATGATTTTAAATATTTTAATATTACTAATTATATTTGTTATAATATGTCTTACAATTATTTATAATAGCCCTAAAATTATTCAATATGCTGAAGAACATTTTGATAATCTATAATCTTTTTGATAATCTATAATCTTTTTGATAATCTATAATCTTTTTGATAATCTATAATCTTTTTGATAATCTATAATCTTTTTGATAATCTATAATCTTTTTGATAATCTATAATCTTTTTGATAATCTATAATCT